CCTCAAATTTATATACAGAGTTGCATATATCTTTTGGAAGAAAAAACTTTGAATTAAGACGTTTTTTTAAGCTTTTTACGTTCACATAAATATCTTCTTTTATAATTTCAAAAAGACAACAAAAAAGGCGAGCTTTTTGGGCTCGCCTTTTTTAGATGAATACCAACAGGTTTTAGTATGTATTGGTATTTGAAACTTCCTGAGCTGATTCTGTTTTTCCAAAAGAAGCGGCTGGAACTGTGAAGCCTGACTGGTTCTCCTTTGCAAATGTGTTGACACGCCAGAACTGATAAGCAATTGTTGCTTGAATTGTAGCTACTGTACCTGTATCTTTAATATCGTAGCCTGCGTCTGCTAGAGCTTGAACATAAACTCCATATAGAGTGTATTCTCTAACTTTTTGCCCAGCTTTACCAAAGAGATCTAAGGTAATTATAGAGGCGTCAGATGGTGTTGCGTAATTTCCTGTTGAAGAAGCATCACTAAATACCCCAAAGTTTAAAGATTCAAGCTTATCTCTAAGATTATAGTTTTGATCGCAACGGAATGTTATGTTATAACCAGCAGATCCAGGGTAAGAAGCTGTACCAGGGACGTTGAATGACAAGCCCATATATGGAACGGGAATGTTATTGATTTGTCTTCCTGGAAGAGCAGCAGTTTCAGCATAAATCAAATTGTCAGCTGTAATTACTAGATCACCGATCTGCTTCAGTCTAAACTGAAACACACGAGCGAAATCGTTATTCTGAGCTGCAGAATAGAATGATTGAATATTTTGATGTTGTGGGTCTATTTGTGCCATAAGAGTATTTAATTAAATGTTAGAGAAGTTCTGTGAAATTTTGTCCAGTGCGTGTTGCAATGAAGTTAACTAAGATGAATTCAGCTGTTCTTACTGGCTTAATGTAGATGTCTACAATAAGTTGGTTTTGATCAATAATGTCAGCTGGATTATTACGTTCGTCGCAAACAATTAGATAATCGTACAGACCTTCTGTATTCTTAGCATAATTGAAAATTGGAGCAATTGTGTTTCTGAGGCGAGTTCTTGTGAAATCTGTATTTGGTTCAAATACAAAATACTTTACAGAACGAGCAACGGATCTTTCAAGAGCAAGGAAGAGTCTTCTTACATTGATTCTATCAAAAGCTGTTGGCTTAGTTTGAAGAGTTTTCTGACCGTAAACAGCGTAGCCGTCTCCTGCAAAGAATACAACTGGGTTTACTGAGATTTCGTAGAACTTATCACGCTGCTTTTGATTAGGATTGAAAGCAATGTCGATTGCGTTGAAATTACCTCTGTTTAAACCACCTGGAGCTGACCAAGGTTGAGCAACTGAATCATTTCTTGCAAATACAGCTGCAGCATAACCTGAGAACGGTACCCAAATGTTTTTTCCTGTAAACACATCGTTTGCTTTTACCCAGTTACCATACATTGCGCAGTAGTTTGTAGAAAACTGTTCAGCTTGGGCTTTAAGAGGAGCAAAAATGTCTTGAGTAAATGTCTTTGATGAAGAATCAGCTACTTTGGAAGATTTACCAGATATGAAAATGTTTCTGGAAGGATCGAGAATTGCTACACAATCCTTTCTTGTATTTTCAGCAAAATTGACAAATTCGATAGCTACATCAGACCAATATTCTTTAATATCAGCAAAATCTGAACTTGGAATATATTGATCTTCAATGAAGTCTGCTCCGCCATTATATTCAGCGTATGCAAAGATTGTTGAAAGACCACCGTCAATGATTACATCAACACTTGTGTTTTCTACTGACTCGACTGTACGAAGAACTTTATCGAGCTTAAGTGGTACGTTACCGATAATCTTAGTAGAAGCAAGTGATGTAGCGTTAGCAACATATGAACCAAGTGGGAAAAGACCCTTAGCACCGGAGCCAACTGATAGTTGTTTTCTATCTGAAGTTGTGCTTGTTGCCCAACTTGATGTTGAAACTGAAGGGTTAATGTGAAGTTTAATTGTTGCTGACCCGTTATTTACAACGTCTTCGATGAAAGCATTAGCAAGAATACCGCCTGTTGGACTTACTTGCTGTCTATTGGAATCAAAAGATCCAAGATACTTTTCAACAGAAATAACCGAAAGAACACCAGAGTCTGCAGTTGAGCGACGTAGCTTGAAGACACCTAAGGAAAGGTGATCGGCATATTCGTTTGTTGAGAATGAAGAGAAGCCAACAGATTGAAGAAGTTCAGATACACTTGTAGAAGAGTAATATGCTGAAACTGCACTTGTTAGAGTTGTTTCTAACTTAGTAGTATTTAATGTAGCAAATACCCCTGTACTGTCGCTAAGAGTTTTTGCAAAAACTAACGCATCATACGAAGAAGAAAGATCTGATGTACCAGTGTTGTCAGCAAAACCGATATAATAACCTTCTGCAAGTTCATTAATTGATGTTTGAAGGTCGTTTAAAATAACAAAAGCTCCGCGAAGTTTAACTTCATCTCCGTCAAAAGCAACACCGCCGTGAGAAGAAAGTTCCCACATAAAGTTACCTTCATTAATGGATGTGTATTGAGCTTCTGTTAAATTAACGTGGCTAGGAGCACCAATTTCCCAATTACCGTTATCTTCATCTGCTGGATAAACAAGAGCACTATAAGCTAAAGAAAAATCAGCACCAGCATTTTCTCCGTATGGAAGACGGATTGTTGTTAGGGTACCTGGAGAGTTGAGAATTTCGCGAGCTGAATAATAAAAATAACGCTCAGCTGCTGTTGTTGGAGTTCCGTATGTTGCTTCAAGTTCACTTACTGAGGAAATCAAAAGTGGTTCACTTGAAGGACCTTGAGCTGCAAAACCTGCAACTACTACGTTTGTACCAACGGGTAAGTTGGCTCTAAGACTGAGGTCTTTTTCGTTGATTTGTACGCCTGGAGATGTAATTGATAGTGCCATATATAATTTACTTATCTATTTTGAGGTTAATTTTTTATTTTGGTTGATGTTTAATAATTTCTAATTGATTGTATTGAAAGTCTGCTGTTGTTTCTAAAATATCGCCGTCTCTATATGAGTAATTAATCCCACCGAGGTTAGTAATAAATGCGTTGGTGTAAATAAATTCTACAGCTGTCTTATTATATTCGTTAAGAGCAAGAACAGAAAGATTTGTTTGATATTCGGTATTGGATCCGTTTTCTATAATATCTTGTTTAGATGCGCGATTTGAGGGGGTGCCATCATAAAGAGAGCTAGACGGATTATTGAGAAGAGCAAGCCATTTCCATAACACATAATAATTGCTATAGTCGTTATCTACGACAAAATTAATACTTAAAGGAGGATAGTTTGGACGAGAGTGAGAAGAAAAATTTGCACTTTGACCACCAAATCTTACTTCTATTGCCGGTACTATAATTGGAGGTACAATAGCTCCATAAATGCTTATTTGTACCTTCTCAATGTCAAGAGAGGGATCTATAGAAGCTCTTCTTCTAAGAATAGGAGGAAGAGACAAAGCAAGAATAAACTTGTCTTTGGATGCTCTATTAAGAGGAGATTGTAAAGATGGATTACTCATTTGTTGGAAAGAATGGAGTAAAGCCCATACCTAAAAGCTCTTCCATTCCTAGATCATATTTATCTAAAGAAAAAGTCAAATCATCCTGATTAAAACGTAACACAGAAGGATCTTCATTTGTTGGAGTAGGATTAGGAACAAATTTAGAAAATTCAGACAAATCTCGTAATTCAAAATGTTGATTATGCTTTTCCCAAAAGCCATTTGAAGAAATTTTTAAAGGTTTGCGCTGTGTATCAAATTCATCTATTATAAAATATTGCTGACAAATTTCTGGTTCCAATATAAAGAGGGACCATACAAGAGCCATAATTCTATCATCAAAGAAATTATCACTTCTCTTTTTATATATACCGTTTGGTTGTCTAACGAATGTTTCAAATTCTGAAATAGTTGAAGGATCGTTAATATGCACTGTTTGAAGGTGATTGACCCAATAACGCATATTTTGAATACCATCAAACTTAATATTAGTATGAGAAAGAACGCCAATATTACGAGTTTTATTATATTGTTCCTTTTCTGATATCTTAGAATAACTTACAAGTTTTTCGTATTGATGATTGTAATAAAGAGCATCGATCACTTGTGCTCCACAATTGTTTCTTTCAATTAATAGAGGAGGAAGTCCCCAAGAATGACCAATCATGTTGAGTTTATTAGCAAAATGATAAGGTTCAATTTTAGGAGAACCATATACAGCAACTTGTTTAATGTGTTGAAGATCAGTTACATCTAGAATTTGAGCAACAGAAGCAGCTCTTCCAATACCCTCTCCAACGTCAACTCCAATTACATACAGTTTATCTTTGTCTGGATATTCAAACACAGAATATTCTCCGTCATCAGCTGTCCAAATGGCTGGCTTTTTTTCTAATTTGAATCTTTCAATAACAGACGCTCCAACAGCAGATGTTGCATCATCAAGAAATACATTACCAAACTCTTGATGAAATTTTTCTTCTGAACCTCCTAAGGCTGCAATCATATCTTGCTTCCAAGCTTCATCTCTACCTGGAGCATCGAACCAATTAATTCTTTCAGCTTTCCAGCCTTTAATTGTTCCCTGTTCTGCTCCTGTGTATATTTCATAAAATTTGTTTCCTATACCATTAGGTGTAGATACCATTAAAATTTTAGAAGTTTTACCAGACGAAATTGAAGGAATAACAGAAGCCCAAAATTCTTCTAACAAATGAGCCTCAATAAACGCAGCCTCATCTATAGCAAGACAGTTAAGAGTATCACCACGAATAGAAGTGGCTGTTGTAGTAGAAACAATAATGCTCGAATCATTATCAAGTGTCATTCCCGTTTTACCATATTCTTTAACACCGGCTTTAATATAATTTGGAAGTTGTTCATAAGCCATACGAATACGCTTAAAAATATTAATAGCCGTAGTTTCTTTATTAGCTACGATAGCAGCTCTATGATCGTTGTGAAATAACGCCATCCATAATACAAAAATTGTAAGGAGTGTACTTTTACCTGTCTGTCTAGCAGCCAAGAGAGCTACAAAGCGATTGTCTACAAGAGATCGTAATATTTCTTTTTGAGCAGGATAGAGTTCAATTGTTCGCTTACCTTTATCTAGGGTAACAACTTGAAAGAAGCTTTCAGCAAAAAATACAATATCTTCTTTACATTTTTTTAGATTGAGAACCATGTCTGGAGTCCAACCATACTCAGCTCCTGCTACTGGAACGTGTTTAGAACCTCGATAATAATATCCATCATCAATTGGATTTTCGTTAATAATCCGTTCGGTATTGTTGTTGTACCCCTTTTCAGTTAGCTTATTATCATCTAACAAAGAATCCAATAACGCATCTTCTGATTTAGAAGTAGTTTCGGTAGAAGTAACTTCTTGCTCTATTCGAGGACGTCCGCGAGGACGTTTTTCTTTTTGCTTTTTAGGTCTACCTCTTTTTGGTTTATTAGTACTTCCTTTTGGTCTACCTTTTTTTGGCGTATTTTCAAGGTCCATACTATCCTCTATTATTTGCTATATCTATAAACGTCGAACGTAGCAAATCTACTAAAGCTCCTTCATCTTTAGGTGTTGGCATATTAATAATGCAAACTTTTTCATCGTTTAAAGTAAATCCAATAATTGCATACGAACTAAGATATTCTTGAGCAAACAAATTAAGGTGGTTCATTTCCTTGTATGTAACTTTCTTGTGCTCGTCGAGCTCTTGTTTGTATTCTTTCAAACAATCAGCAATGATGTTACTGATATTAACTTTTTCAAACGTAGAAATAGGATCGAGATTGTTAGTAGGAGAAGGAGTAGCCAACACAACACCTAATGTTAGACTAGGAGTTGGAGTTGGCTGTACATCAGCTACAATAAGCTGTTTTATTTTTTTAGTAGCCTTTGATTTGAAAGGCTTTTTCTCTTTCATTAAAGTTATTTAACGAATAACCTTAACAGATCAAGTTATCTTATAAAAGGACGAGGTGTAGAAGAGCCAGTAATATTGTATCTTATAAGATGTTCAATAACTACTTCCAATGAACTAGTTTTTAATTTAAGTTTTGATGGAATGTATATTCCTCCGTCATATAGTTCAAAATAAGATTCTCCAAGACAAGGCTCATTTATCCAACACGTCATAAAAACAGATGCAGTTCCTGGTTCAATAACAATAGTCCAAGCTCTTGGATCAGCTGTACCATAACCTGTAAAAACTTTATGTGCAATGTATCCGCTATCACGGAGTCTCTTAAGCATGTATCCAAGAGTAGTAAGTTTGTTTGACATATACGTGTAATTAACTCTTACTATTTTACAAGTCCAGAAATAATATATTGAGTGTGAGCAGTAGAAATCTTAAATAATTTCAACGAATGATTAATAGCTATCTTAATCTTGTCCTCAGTAAAGCTAGTTAGTAAAATGCTTTGAATGTTAAGTGGAATCTTTTCTTCTAGTGATTGACCATCAAACTCTGAAGATACTTCAATATTGATCTCATTAGTATTTGCTTTTTGTTCATCTCCAATCTTTGAATATACTTTGCCATCTTTAGTATAAAAATATAATTTCTCTGCATCAGGAATAATTGAGTTGTACTTTATAATGTCGGATAATTTTGCTCTAGAAATATAAAAATTAGTATCGTAACTAATAGATCGTATCTTCTCTTCACTGATTGCTCTCTTGTTATTAATGTAGCTTTCGTCGAGCAAATGATACTTGAAAGAAAAAGTAGGAGAAACAAAAGTAACTACATTATCGTCAAAAATAAGAGTGACCTCTTCATCGGTAACTCCAGAAAAAAGTCGTAAGAAAGTTTTTGTATCAGGAATAATGACTTTGGTATTTTTACTAGTATGAGAACAAGTCAAGCGAGCTAAAAGCATGACAGAGTTATCATTAGACGTAACTAATGTCTTGAGCTCTTTATCCAAAAGTTCAAGACAAATATTGTCAGACAACTTACTTGCTGGCAACAAAATGTTATCAGCAAATACTCTCCTGTTTAAAGTGAATTTCATTTCTTCCTTCTAACTTTACGTCTAGCAACGGAAATGTCAACTTCTTCTAGTCTATTAGCAATACGCTCTAAAGAGTAAGCAATGCTACTCCATACATCAGTTTGCTGTGGTACAATTTGAGGAGCAAATTGAATTGTTCCAACTTGTGGAGCAACTTGTACAGGAAGCGGAGGAGGCTGTTGAGCTGCTGGTATAGGAAGTGGTGGGGGTTGAGGTTCTTGGTATTGTTGACTAGGCTCTGTTGGATAAGACATTTCTGCTTCCCTCTGTACAGCTTCCATAATCCTACGCTCTTGTTCAGCCATATGTCGTTGAGGGCTATTGCCAAGTAATATTTGCTTAGGATCCAAACGAACAGCTGGACCAGACATAGAAGCTTGTTGAGTAGTAAACTCATCAACTCGCATAAGTTCACTTCCAAATATTTTAGCCAATTGAGCTGCTGCCATTTTATCTTCTGTTATCATATTATCTTAGTCCGTGAGGGATTCCTTTGTTGATTACTGCTGTTGCTGACCAAGGATGGAGACTTTCTAAATGATCAGTAACAACACTAAAATCAGAAATCTTTCCGTTGTTATAAAGATCATCTAAACCTTCATATAGAAGTCTAATAGCATCCTCTGTAAAAAGAAGATTAGATCCATTGAGCTCAGCAAAAGCTTGTTCGTCTCTACGCTTACAAATAATAACAACTTCTGTTGGAACCTTCTTACGAGCCATCTCAACAATGTCTTCAATAAAGACTACGTTGTTTGGATTGAATTGAATAGTAATCTTAGCAATAGAGCGCTGACTGTGTCCATTGGCTGCTTGACCTCTCTTTAAAGTAGCATCTTGAGCAAGTTCAAACGAGCAAGGGCAAGTTGAGCTATAGATGTAATCGACAGTCAAATAAAACTTGTAATCAGTATTGTGCTTCTGACCTTCAAGTACACAATTGTAATAAATGTAACCTTCAGCCTTCTCGTGGCTAAGCTTAACTCCATCAACAACCTTGAATACTTCATGGTCAGGAGCATCAGCTGGAAGCTCCTTACGAGTACGTAGAGCTTTCTGAGTCCAAGGATATTTGAACTTCATCTTGCAGTATACATCTCTTGAACCTTGCTTCTTCTGAAGCTCGTCGAGAATATGAGTAATGCCATCAATAGAAACATGATTAGCAATCTGCTCATGCATGACTATAGGGAAACGACTAAGATTTAAACCCTTAGCGTTGGGATTGTCCAGAGAGCCATACAATGAGACAGATGCTGCAATCTTTTCTACAGAGCCATCTCTACGGATAAAGTTAACTGGAAGGTCAACTCCTGACACACCGACCTTATTAATTGGTACACGTGAGCCAGGAATTACAGGATCAACTTGAGGATCTGGAAGATCTGAATCTTCAGGATAATATGCCCCATCATACTCAAACTTGAGATGAGGCATATGAGCTGAGTAATCGTTATGATTTATTGCCATACAAATATCTTACAACAAATCTTAGAGATCTTCAAGAAGCTTCTTAAGCTTTTCATCAGTCGTCTCATCGGATTCGGAAACTGCTTGCTTAGCAGCTGGAGTAGTAATAACTACATCGCTTGTAGAATCTTCGTCGTTGTCATCCTCTGGCTCAGAACCAGTCGTAAGATTAAAGAAATGCTCGTCAAGCATACGTTGCATATCAGCAGTCGTAGTACTCTTGTCTACTGCAGTAAGGTCATGAATTGACTCATATACCTTAGCGACATCTACATCAATCTTAGATGGAGAAAGGAACTTTGACGAAGCATATGTAACCATCATCTTCGAACCCTTACCAGCTCCTGCCCGCTGCTCGCACTTAATGCGAAGAGTGGAACCACCCTCTACATCAAAGACCTTCTCTACACCAAACTCAGAAGCATCATCTCCCTCAAGAGCGCTATCAATAATCTTAGCAAGCTCTTTACCGTAACGGAGGATCTTAACCTGTCCCTCGTTAGCCTTATTAGTAGGGTCCTCAATGACATAAACATTCGCCATCCAAGAGGTCTTACGAGAAAGATCTGCAGAAGACTTCTTCTCGGACTCAGTACCGGTACGATACGTCTTGAGATAATAAGCATCGATTGGACAAGTCTCCCCAAATGTACCAGGGCAACGTGACGTCACAAACTTACCAGTCGAGTTAGACGTCCAAGCGTGGTTAAAATACTTAAAGATAGACTGAGCTGGAGCCTTTGGATTAGGAACAATACGGACAAGGTATGTATTGCCAGCCGTGAACTTTAGAATCTCTTTGTAGAGACCGTTACCTCCGTTGCCCTTCTCCGAAGAGGAAAGGGATTGCTTGATTGCTTCGAACATTGACTTAGTGTTAATGGGTGTACTCATATTGATTAATATCCTACAGGCTTTTGTTCATTTGTCAACTCTGTATATATAAATTCATTAATTACGTGTAAAGCGTTCTTTAAAAAAGGTTTCAGCTTTCTAGAGTTATTGTACTGAAGCTTTAGTTTTGCAAATTGTTCAACAAATTCGTCCACATAAAAACGACGGACATCCTCAGCTAGCGTTTGTACAGATGAAAAAACGTCAGGAAACTCCATCATACAGTATGGATTAATCTTGTTTTGCTTATAATGAGCCATCCACGTAAATGTGTCCGTTGTTCTATGTGTAGAGTATTGGCGAAGATGTATCTTTTGTTCCAAACAAAATTTGGCAATAAACCTTAAAGACTCTTCGACACTTTTGATCTGAGAATCAGGATCTTGTATAAAGATTAACTTTTTGTATGTCGTATAAGCCTTTATAGCTCTCATTGAAGAGAAGTACTCAAGGTCAAAATACTCTACATCTGGATATAGTTTGTATGGAGCTTCAAAGAAAGTGTCTAAATTTATCTCAGGATGCTTTTTAACCAACGTAGAGATTCTTCGTAAAAACTTATGCTTGTTGGTTTGCGCGAGATCGTCGAACGACTTTTTTAACTTGAATGGCTTGTTCCTTGTTGCACGAGATACCGCTAGGTGCTTGTTGTATAGTAACTTTTCTAGTTCTGTTAGTTGGTCGCTTGCCATGTAGTTTCTTAATAATTGATTTGGTGAACTTTGATTTTACTAGAGCTGGGTGCAAATACAACAGGGATAAAATAGATTCTTTGAACGAATCAGAAGCAGTAATTTCAGTAAAAAAATCTTGATACTTTTTAGTTTCTAAAAGCAATACAAATAAAGTAGTTACGTTTATTTTTTTATTTTCGATCATTGATATAAATGAACCAGCTTTTAAAACTCCGTCAATAAACTCTCTAGATCTTATTCTATCGAGCGGATTAGCTTTTGATGTATCTAATTCAAAATCATCTATAAACATGATAGACTATTTAGTGTTTAGTCTAAAGGTTTCAACATTTTAGTAAATTCAATAAACTCTTCTGTTAAAGATCCACCAGCTGCAGCGGCATGTCCTCCTCCATTTGCAATACGTTGAACAAACTTAGAAACGTCTACCTTATCGTTGTTAGCGTTTCTACGAACAGCAATTCGTTGCTGTTCAACCATGACAGCAATAGATACATCTACGTTGTATTTTTCAAAAAGGTAGTCACAACACTCTGCGACATATTCATTACAAAACACAGCTCCAACTTTTACGGGTTCATCTTCAAACACAACATTACCAAAAAAAGGACTTAGGGTTTTAATATATTCTGCTCGATGCTTTTTATACAAAGCAATTATGTTAGTTTTAAACTTATCAAAAGGTTTGAACCCATCATAGTAATCTGCGATAAAAGAATCAATTTTATTTTTTGTATTGTGATACACAATATTAAGATCTTCAGATAGTGAAGTAGCTTTTGTTGCTGAATCCCAATCATCAGTTAAAGCAATTAGAGTCTTTTGAGCTTTTGTAAGCTCAACGTCAGAATTATTCTTGATTAAACGATCGTAAATAAGTTTAGCACAAGATGTATATTCAGTAACTTCTACAGAAGCATATTTGTACGGATAGATATTAGTCTTATGGTGATCAAAGATAACAACATTTTTTCTATCAATAAGTTGTCCTACTTTTGATACATCTAAATCTAAAATATATAAAGGAGTGTCTTCTCCAACTAAAGCAAGAAGCTTTGGTATATCATTTTGAAGTTTCTTTGGAGTTGTACCAACAAGTTTAAGTTTTTGTTTACGTGCCCAACAGAGGACTATATATGAAACGACACCATCCAAATCAGTATGACTAACTACTATAGGTTCTTTATTCATTTGAAAGTTTATCTAAGGCTTGATCTACTCCTCTAACAAGATTATCTGTAGAAGGAGTGTCCTCCTCAAAGTAGTCTGGATTAGTTTCCTTTAAAGTCAACGTATTATAATTGCACTTAAAGGCTCCGGATCCATAATTTGGTCCAAAGCGATTCTTTTGCATACCCATGTTAATAATCCCAAGCTCTTTATCTTCTGGCTCTTGCCACAAAGAACAAATTACATCACAAGTTGCTGCAAGACCAATACTCTCAGAGATGCCTTCCATGCCAGGAGAAGCTGTATTGAAAGAACCTCTATTAAGTTGAGTTGCTGATACAATCGGCAAACCATGCTTAAAGGATAAGCCTCTGAGGTGTTCACATATTTCTTTTACAGATTCGTATGAGTTAAGATTTTTAGCAATCGGATGAATAAGATTGACATAATCTACAACAATAATATCAGGAACAAATCCTTTGTGTTTGAGCTTTGTTACAAACGAGTCAATTTGTCTAACTGTAACAGTCTTTGGAGGATACTCTTTGATAACTAAACGACTACTAAGACTCTTTTTAATATGTTCCAGTTGATCTTTCAGTTCGGTTGTAAAAGTCTTTAGATCGTTGTGAGGAATCTGAGTAAGCTGAGTACTAATACGCTTGGCGTACATAAACTCAGACATCTCGAGTGTTACTAACAACACATTCTTATCTGCAAGAAGCATATTTGTAGCAACATTACCAAGTACGATTGACTTACCTACATTAACTTGTCCTGCAAATACAGTAAGTGTTTTAGGAAAGAGTCCTCCCTCACACTTATCATCAAAGAATTTCCATCCAGTAGGAATAGGATTATATGTTTGTACAAGCTCTTTAATGTGTCGCTCAATATCCTCAAAATACCAATGACCTAAATTCTCGGTTAGGTTAATGTTGTATGCTTGCTCAAACTCAACTAAAGCTTCTTCAATACGAAACGAATCATCAGAAAACTTATCAGCTACATTAAGGATAGTTTTGTATATGAAACGTTCTTTGAGAAACCGTTCGGTGTTGGCAATTAACTCTTCTTTGTTGAAGTTAGTTTGTAGCTGAGATAATTTCGATTTGACATCGTCTAAAGCTTTTCTATCTTCTTCAGATGTCATCCTAGCTTTAATCTCAGTAGTAGATGGAACTGCTCCTCTCTGATTAAAAAACTCGGTTATCTTACTGACAATTTTGCTAATATTCTTATCAACAAACAAAGACGAATCTAAATGACTTACAATCGAACTTAAATACTCTTGATCAGAAAGAGCATTAAGCAACAATATGCTTTCAAAATAGTCTAAGTCAAGCTTAGGCTGTACTGGAGGTTTACTCATCTACTTCAGTATCGTCTGAATCTAATTCAACATCAACGC